ACCGGCTACGTTGACCTCAGCCAGGGCGCGAGCCTCACCGCTCCGGTGCTGGCGAAGACCGGCTCCGTTGACCTCAGCCAGGGCGCGAGCCTCACCGCTCCGGTGCTGGCGACAGTCAATGGAAAGCCCTTCAAGGTTCCGGTTCTCGAACATATCGATGCCAAGATTCTTGCCGCGATCCAGAGCGGCGGCGGCAAACTTGAAATGGATGCTTGGCACACCTGCGGAACAACGCATTGCCGGGCAGGCTGGGCCATCCATCTCTGCGGCGACGAGGGTTACGCCCTTGAGGCGATAACGAATTCCGAGACCGCCGGCACCCTCATTTATGCCGCTTCCCGGCCGGGTCTGCCTACCCCGAATTTCCGCGCCTCGAACAAAGATGCATGGGCTGATCTGCATGCCTGCGCAAATGCGAGTGTGCCGTGATCTGGTTCATCACAACCTGCGGCAGTCTGCGCGGTCTCTGCGGGCTTGTCGCCGCAATCGTCATCTCCGCTGCTGCCGTCTCGACCATTGCGCGGCGCAGCCGCTATCACGGCCAGATCGTCTCGCATGGCAATAGCTTCGGCTGTTTCCTTACGGGTTTCGCAATCGTGACTTCGCCGGGCTGGGTTCCTGCGTTGGTTAAGGCGGTGGTGTCGTGAGCGGTCAAGCGTATGCCATGTTCGAACGTGACGTGCCGGAGCATCTCCGCGAAGACGCCATGACGGCAATGGCCGAAGCGACCCAGGGGTTCGGAAATCCCGATAACGCCCAACTTTGCTTTTCAGCCAGCGCATACCCACATGACGTGTTCCGTCTTAAAGGAGCACGTCATGCTTTCCCTTTTGATTAGCCTGCTAATACTCTGCCTGATCGCCTACGTGGTGTATTTCATCCTAGGCATGCTGCCGCTACCGCCGCCTATAAAGCAGGTCGTGATGATCATATTCGCGGTTATTGTGCTGATCTTCCTGCTCGATATGCTGCTCGGCGGGGGCGTCTCCAGCCTTGACTGGCGATTGCCGCGTTAGCGCGTCTTGTGCCGTCTAAGAGCGTCTAGCAGCGCCAATTTTCATGAGCGTATCGCTTCCAACATAGCGTCGATGGCCTCCGGGCCATCGACGACGAACACGGTTAAACCGGTCTTGCGCATCAGCTTGTGCTCGTAAAGTTGTAGCTTTTTAGGCTTTTCACCCGGCGCCTTTACCTCTACGAAGAATACTTTTCCATCGGGCCACCAGATCACGTCATCTGGGCATCCGCGCCGGCCCAGCCATTTAAGCCGCCGCCAATCGCCGCCGGTTTCCTCCACGCGCTTATGGAGGTAAGCTTCATTGCGGCCTTCCGGAGTCACTAACCGTCCTTCCGGTATCTGTGCGTTTCAAAGCCAGCCGCCGCGAGTGGTAAGCCCATCGCCCATGGCGGATTTTCAGATAATAAGGCAGATAGCCCTGGCTCGCTGTAACTGATATCATCTGGCACCTCGGTTATCAGCTCGTCGTGTACGTGCATGACAACAGGATAACCGCTCTCCTCGGCTTTGCGCATGCCGCGCGCCAGAGTGTCGCGGGCAACCGCTTGCGTAACGTTCTCCGCGATTTTTCCGGCGTACGTTGGTAATTTCGTCCATTGCCTAGTATACTGATTCACCCCGTCATACACGATAATATTATCTTTTTCCTCCTGCGCGCCATCGGTACGGGGAAACTTAAACTTACCTATATGCACGCCGGGATAGCATAGGTACCGGTTAGATGGCAGGCGGATGCGAAGCCAAGGCCAATCTGGTGCGAAATCCAGGTACTCAATGTCAATTGATATGTTGCAAGGCAAATCGATACGTTGCTCGGGGTCGAACAACACCGCCCGCACCGCGTTTTCTAGCGCATACCAAAACCGGACGATGTTGGGGTTAGCCGCCCGCCACGCCTTCACAATTTCAATTGCGCGCTCGTCCGAGAGAACGAGACCGTAATTCGCAGCCATTGTGAGAAAGGCTCCTAGCGCGCCCTGGAAGCCACAAGCGAGCTCTGGAACTTTACCGTTATCTTGGCGCTCCTTCTTAGTCACCTCGCTATGGTGCTTGCCTAACACCGCGCCCGCTGTAAGCAAGTACAAATCAGGACCAAGGCCGGCATCGTACGCGCGGAAAGCTTCTAGTTTCCATTCCTCGCCCGCCAGCCATGCCAACACGCGCCCCTCGATATTACTCAGATCCGAGATAACCAATTTCTTGCCAGGCGCCGCGACCAGGCAGCCGCGAATCGCGTTCTGGCAAATTTCCATGACGTTGGGGAAGATCAGCTCCTCGCAATCCTCCTTCATGGCCTCGATACCGAGGTCCACCACATCGCTTGGTAATGTGGGTCTGGGGAGGTTCTGCGGTTGAAACAGCCGGCCACCCCAACGCCCCGTGCGCATAGCGCCGCAATACTGCAGCGTGCCCCGTAGCCGGCCGTCCAGGCTCGTGCCTGTCAGTAAGACGCGGTACTTAGCCGGGCTGGTGGCCGAAGCCTGTAGGCGGTTCTCCAGAAGCTCGCGCACGGTAGCCGGTAACTCACCCTTCAGTAGCGCGTTGACGGTGCCCTTACGGAGATCGTCAACGTCGAAACTGTGCTCTGTTACTAAATATGCGATCAGTTTATCCCGCTGCGTCAGTGAGGCTACCTCGCCGCCTGTCATTTCGGCAGCGCGCGCGGAGAGGCGCCCGCTGGCGGCAACGGCCGCGCGGGTAGCAGACCGGGCCAGATCGAGGTCGATAGCCACGCCCCGGTCATTTATCTTCTGGTCTAGCTGCCAGACATGCCGCTCAAAAGCGGTGTTATTCCAACGCGGCAGGCGCTTGTGTACTTCACGCATCGCGACGATGTCTTGCCGGGCGTACCCCACGAACTCGGCCCATTTTTCAGGGTGGGTCTCTTTCGTGGCCCGGCGTACTTTGCTCTTCGCGGATTGAGGCTTGCAAAATAGCTGAATTAGCTTCTTGCCCTCTTTATCCTTCTGTTTATCGAACGGGACGCGGAGCACTTCACAGAGCGTATCGAGGGCGCCCGGAAGACTGTGGGCGAGGGCCTGGGCCATCGTATCGTATATCTTGGCCACCGGTACGAAGACGCCGCGATGTGTTAACACCGTGCGGTCAAAGGCGCTGTTGTGGATGACTATTTCATCTGCGTCGTCCAGCGTACTTTGTAGCATCCGCAGATGAAAATGATCGCCATCGAATACTTCTGGTTCCCCGTCATCCCAAGCCGCCGCTATTAACAGCACTTCGGCCTTTTCGGCGTAAACGTGCGCGCCATGCGCTATCGGCGTTTCGCAGAATGTTTCCAGATCAAGGAACAAGGTAGCCATGTCAGTTTCATCTTTCAGTTGGAAAAGAGCGGCGGCCGCGAGGCCGCCGCGTGTTAAACGAGGTCCATGCCTATCGCGACCATGTAGGCGTCGCGGACATCGCCTTCTTCTTTTCGCTTCTCTTGAGTATCCTTGCGGAGCCTAACGATCTGGCGAATGATCTTCACGTCATAGCCCGCGCCTTTAGCTTCGGCGTAGACCTGGGCCACATCCTCGCCGATAGCCGCACGCTCGCTATTGAGCTGCTCGATACGCTCAATAACCGACTTTAACCGGGCGCCCGCAACGCTATTGCTGTTGCGCGCTTCCTCCTGCCCTGTTTCCAGGGCAGGAATATTACGCCCTTTGGGCGGGGATATCAAACGAGATCCTCCGCCTCGGGCAGGGACGCGGCCAGATCAGCAAAGTCGTCGCCGGAACTCGACGACGAGCCGCCGCCGAAGGAGGCGCCGTCTCCTGAGAACATGACGCCTAGCAGGGTGCAGTTGACACGGCGGCCATACTGGTTGTCCTGCGCCCACACCTCAACCTGGGCATGCACGAAGCACCCGCCGTAGATCGCGCGCTCGATGTCGCCCTTGCTTGTGAGCGGTTCGTTATACTTGTTGAACACGCCCGGCTGCACCTTGGCGTTGCGTGTTTGCAGATAGTAATTATCCGCGAACCCGTCATAGGGCGAGCCTTCCTTGTTCAAGTATTCGCGTTCCATATAGGCCATCTTCTTATCTTCGCGCAGTTGCTTGAGGATATTCGGGGCCTTATCTTTCCACTGCTCCCGGGCCACTTCCTCGAAAGTAGCTGACAACAGTTTGGCGTTTTCGCTCTTGGGCGTGATGATAAACCGGGCGCCATAAGCAGGCTCCCCGTCGCCAAAAGCCTGTTTCTCCGCGATGGCGGGGAAAGCGATGCGCACGTTTTTCAAACGGATTTTCATGTCTCAGTCCTCAGTTGCTAAATCGCGGAAATCCGCCGCGCCGGATACGATAGTAATGGCTGGCCGCTTGTCATCGGCGGGAGCCACACTTGGTTTGCCCTCGGTCTGTGAGGTCAATGCGAGCGCCTGGGCAAGCACACCGGGGGAAGTCTTCTTAAGCAGCTTTTCCGCGCCCGCAGGCGAGATCAGCTTCCTGGTATAGACCTGGTCCGCAGAGACGTTGGCTCCCAGCAATATGCCAACAACCTGCTCCTCATTGGTCCACGAGCGGTTACCGCGCTTGCCTTCCACCAGCTTGAAGCCGGGTACGGGATGGTTAGCAAATAGCCTCCGCTCAGTCTCAGCGCGCACGGCGTTGCACCAATCCTCAATCAGCCCAACTTTGGCCATGGCAGAACCTAGATCAGCTTCCGGCACCGCAGCAAGATCACCGAAACCCGCCATAAGCGTAGCGTCAGCTTCAGCACGCAAGGCCGGGCAAACGGCCTTGGCCTTACAAAACCGGCACTGTTTTTCGCCCGGCACCAAGGTGTTGTTGCCTTTAACGATAGCCTGGGCGGCTTCCTTAACCTCAAGGCCGAAAGCGCGCAATTCGTCCACGGCCATCGTATGTGATGAGTAGTTGTTTATGCGGGGTTGAATGATCGTCATCTTGACCACGTCGAATGGACCGAGAGCCTCGTACTGGTCCAGCGCAGCCAGACCATAGATGCCCATCTGCTCATTGCCTTGGGCGTCAACCTTGACGCCCATGCCATATTTAAGATCGATAATCTCCAGGATACGATCTTTCACAACCACCGCATCCGCCGTGCCGAAACTGTCTGGCACGGCTACCACAGCGCTGAACTCGACCCTTTGCTCGATAAGCAACTGGCCGCCTTCCGCCGCTTCATTGACGCGATCAACGTAGTTTTGAACGTGGTCAGCCATGCTCTGGTCAACCACCCAAATGGTCTTCATGCCATCGGCCAGGATTTCCTCACCGATATACTCTTCGGCTGTTACACCGATATCGCGGTACGTCAGAACGCTGGCGGCCAGATGGTGTGCTGCTGTGCCCTCATCCGCGTAGATACTGCCCCCATCCGGCCGCGTGGCTTCAAGGGCCAGCGAACCCGGACAAGGCATCCACCGGTGCGCAGCGGACGGGGAAAGCCGGGCGTGGCTCACTCGCCGACGGCTTTCTTCAATGCCTCAACCAGCTCCGGCCATTTGGCTTCCGGCACTTCGCGCGCGTTCGGGGCTCCAAAGTCCGCCAGAAGATCGGTGGCGGCTTGCTTACCGCTATCGCGGACAAGCTGCAGAACGCGCTTGGCGATGTCGTTCTGATAATCGATCTTGGGCGCGGCCTTGGTTTCTAGCTCGCCGGCGCCCGTATCGGGGGAGACAGTGGTGGCTTTCACCTCGGCCGGTGCTTCCACAACTCTGCTCTTGCCGTTGGTTTTAGGTGTGGGCGCTGCGGCTTGGGCCGCGCGTACATATCCCAGTTCGGCCATGTAAGCATCGAGCTCACCCTGGGTGGTAACGGTAATTTTCAGTTCAATCATGTTCAGTTGCTCCGGTTAGGTGTGTTTTTCAGTTCGTCGATAGCGGCTTCAAGGTCCTCGATAGCGGCTTCAAGGTCCTCGATGCGCTCGTTGGCCTTGTCAAGATCGCAGTAGAGGTCCTCGCGTTCAATTTTTAGCTGTCTGATGTCATCCCGCGCCTCATCCACGATCTCTGAATAGGACGATGCTTCGTGCAGCAATTCGCCCAAGGCGATTGTCAACTCATCGTCGCTATGCTTCGCGAGATCGAGGATGTTAGGTGTGCACATGGCTTTGTAGTCGGATGCCAGTTTCATGTTTCAGTTTCTCCTCCGGTAGTTATACAAGCGTCGCTTGGTGTTCGTCAACGATAAGAATTAAAATAAACGATGCCGTTTTCTACCTCGCAATAGGCGTCCTTGCCTTTGCCTAGCCCCTGTATTATCGCGGCAACGCGGCTCTCGCGCGGCAACGGTACTTCTCCGGCCAAGGGTTGTGTCATGGTGCTACGGCAGTGCGCGGAGAACTTCTCTAAATCCCAAGACATTGTGCCTTGTATGATTTCCTGCGCCATGATCTCCACAATATGCTGCTCAAGTCTCCCGAGCCTGCGGCCGACGGCTCTCGGGCCTTTGGCCGCCGGCGCAGTAGCTACCGGCAATTCAGATTTTTCGACGACGCATGTGCTAACCATCTCGCCGCTTTCGCCGCCTGTTACCGGCATCCATATTTGCGTTAGCTTAAAGCCGACTTTCACATCGTCTTCGCCATCCTTCTGCTTCGTGGTCCTAAGCTGGTGCCGCTCGCCTTCGCGCGATATCTCGATCTGGGTGTCTAGCGCGCCGGTGTATGCTGTGCTGCCGCGCGCCCCTTTTGTTATATCCTTGCCGGTGTGGTGCAGCACAATGCCCATGGCCGAAATGCTATCGACCATTTTTTCTATAGCATCGATCACTTCGCCAGCGTCCTTTGAGGAATTCTCGTCCGTGCCGGTAGACACGCGCGCCAGCGTATCGAAAATAACCGCATCATATCCGCCATGGTGCTCGGTGACATCGTCTATGGTTTTCTTTAGCTCGCGGAGATCCTCAGGGGACCTGACGTTAGGGCTGTCGAATATGAAATGCACGCCTAGGTCTGTGCCCAACGGAATTTTATTGGCGAGGTAATAGCCCACGATGCGCTTCTGCATACCGAGCTGGCTTTCGGCCGCGATATACAGCACCTTCATTTTCTTGGTGGCCCGGCCTTGCCACTCAATACCGCGCCCGATGGCGAAAGCCATGTCCAATATAATGAATGTTTTGCCGGAGCCAGGCGGCCCGTAGACCATGGCAAATTTCGCCTTGGGCAATATCTTGTCTATCAGCCAAACCTCACGCCTGACTTTCAGCGGCGAACCGAATATCTTAATCTTGCCATCGAACCCCGCTGTATTCAGCGAGGGCTCCTCCACGGTAAGAGGGCGCAGGCCGGAAGCCGCGATGACAAAGCGCGCGGGGTCCGCGTCCTGGGCCATTTTAATGACCGTTGCAAACGATATCGGCCTACCTTCGCGCGGCCGGGAGAAGCTAGCCCATTTACGGTCTAGATCTTCAGAGCCCTTGTACTTACTGCCCCCAGTAGACCACTCGCGCCATATCTCAAGGCCCTCCTCATCGCCATTGTACTGATGGTGCAGGGCCATACCCACGTTGCGCCACTCGGGGTATGAGAGATCCGGATCCAAGGCGTTGACGTATTCGCGCACCTGATCGTCGGTGGCGTCGGCCGGCGGGGCATAATCGAAAAAGCCGCCTCTATCGTCATGGGTCTGCTTCTCCTGCGCGCCGAAGCGTTTTACACACAGTGCAACCGCGTGCTCGGGCGCGTCATCCAGATGGTTTTCTAGGCCGAGCAGGCCCGTTTCCTCAAGCGCGTTTCCGGTTACCGTGACAAAACCCTTAGCCGAAAACGCTTCGAAGCCGTACGGCCAAAGCGCGCTCTTGCTGGTCTTGCCGTCGCCGAGATTGCCCTTCACGAAGGCGCGGATACCGCGCGTCGAGGGGCTGTACTCCGCGTACGTGCTGCTAATAATGTCTGCTACTTCCTGCGGCAGACGCCCGTCGTCCGGGTCGACGCAATCGTCGAAGTCCAGCGCGGTAATGCCCCAGTCAGGCAGCATGGCAAGGCCAACGCCAGACAGACCTTGCCGCACCGCCGCTGCTTTAGCTACGTCAAACGTTACCAGTTGCGCGCGGTCCTGCGGCGTGCCGTTGCCGCCTTTACGGACTTTCCCGTTTGCGTAGTACGGGATTTTATCCAGCTTGCCGCTACCATCTTCCTTCGGGATCGCCTTCCACATGAGCCAGCCGGGCAGCTCGCGAAGCGCCGTCGGAACCTCAATCTGCCGTATCGCAGGTGCTATAGATATCACAGCAGACATAGGCCCTCTTGAGCTCTAGCGGCGTTTCAGGATGGCGGCGAGTTCGGGGCGTACCAGTTCCAGGCGAGAAACGCCATATAGACCTTCAAGCTCTAAGGCTCTTGCTGCAGAAACGTGGCCCTTGCTAAGCCATAGGTAAACGGCTTGGGTGGATATTCCTAAATACTCGGCCAACGGCTTGGCGCCCCCAGCGATATAGACGACTTGCTCGATGCCGCTGGTTTTTATTTTGGCCATGTGTCGTCCTCAAAAATATAGGCCGGGACAAGCCCCGGCCAGTTATCAATAGCAGTGATAGTTAACCCAATACGGCTGGTCTTCCGCGCTGTTCGGGTTGAGCCCCGCGCAAAGAGGGTTTTGATACGGCCGTGCGGGCGCCGCCACAGCAATCGGCGTCGGCACCGTCACTGCATTGCACGGGGTGCCTGCGGCGGTCATGGCCGCCGATACATCCTTGTCCTGGCACATAAGCTCTGTAGCGGCCGGGCGGTATCCAAGGGCGAACAGCGCGGCGGCGTTGTTTCTGCGCTCGCAGCCCTTGTCCGTGGGGTTGGCGGAAAGGCCGAAGCCGAAGCCCAGAATAGATGTGCTGGCGCCCATCGGCAAAGCGCACACATTCGCGCCTGAAGTGACGATGTCCGGGGCCTGGGTGTTGTTGCGCAGCGTATCATTAGACGTCTCGGCCAGGGTCTGGTTGGCCGGGGTGCTGTAAGTCTCGCTCGTGGAGTAGTTTACCGTGGCGCCGGAATTACCGGAGCGGCTGGAGCTGCTCGATCCCGAGCTGGACCCTGATAATGCGTTTTGCGCTTGCGCGCAAAGTGGAAGGAATGTTAAAGTCAGTACCGCGAGTGAAGAAGTAAGGCGCTTCATAGCTGTTGTCTCCTTGTGAATGGCCCCCGGGTTGTCAGCCCGGGGGTTTTCTGTTTTAGAACCCGCCGAAGCCAGACACGCCGCCACCGACGAAGCCGCCGAGGCTCTCGCCCAGGGATGTGCTGCCGGCTGTCGTACCCGCGTTGCCTTTGGACTTGGCGCCGGAGGTCGCGGCGTTGGTCGCGTAGGTCTGGGTCGAGTTAACGCCGTTCTTCACACCGGATGTCGCGCTGCCGGTGGTGAAGCCCTGGGTGTTGCCGCCGAAGGAGCTGGAGGATACCGAGCTACCGCCCGATACCGAAACAGCGCCGCCAGCACCAAGAGAACCCTGAGTCGAGGAATGCGCCATGGCCGCAGCCGGAAGAGCGAGCGTCAAGGCGATAATGAAAAGTTTACGCATGTGTTGTCTCCGTGAAAAGCCGCATTGGTCCGTAACTTCCGGGGTCGCGGCGTATCCCCAAAAGAATGCTTAAGACAAGCGTTGCTTGTTGGCAAGCTGCTTCTTCGTCTTCGCGATAATGTGATCGGCTACGAGCTGGGCGTACGTATAATGCCAGGAGGTCTTGTTAATTCCCTTGGCCTTTTCCCACAGCGCGTCGCACTCGGCGGGGGTCAGGTGCTGTTTCATTTTATGCTCATTTACTTGCCTCGTGTGTCACAGGTCCGGTTGGGAATCTGGCATTCGCGGTGCATTGAAACGCCGCACCATAGATACACATCATCTGACCAGGCTTCATGGTGGCGATGGCAGTTAAGCACTCGACAAGAGCTTTTTCGGTAGGTGTGGCAAAAACCAAATCGACGGGCATTGGGATTTCAATCTGATCTTGGCTCATTTTATTTCCTCACAGTACATGCTTCCGGATGTTGTCGCGGATCGCGATTGCCTCATCGACCCACTCGATGGCCAGAGAGACAGCTTGGTTATCTTCTGCCTTGTCATCCGGCCTGATCATCGAGAACCATTGCTCACGCGGTGAGTAGGGGGAGGCGTGGAATGCCACGGCACCGACTTCGATGGTTGTCCCATCGTACTCTTCAATCCCACGCGCCTTAGCCAAGGTGCCGGCGAGGCACGAGCATTCACCAGAGTACGTCGAGCCATCAACGCGGCCCTCTACTAGAGCAAGGCGGAGCGCCTCCAGCTCATCCGGCAATCGCAAGACTTCGGCAATAAGGTCTTGTTTGAAATAGCCCAGGTTCGCACTGCTCAGGTTCGCACCGCCCAGGTCCGCACCGCGCAGGTTCGCAGCGCGCAGGTCCGCACCGTCCAGGTACGCACCGTCCAGGTACGCACCGTCCAGGTACGCACCGCCCAGGTTCGCACTGCTCAGGTTCGCACCGTCCAGGTACGCATCGCCCAGGTCCGCACCGCGCAGGTTCGCACCGCTCAGGTTCGCACCGCGCAGGTTCGCACCGCGCAGGTCCGCACCGCGCAGGTCCGCACCGCGCAGGTCCGCACCGCGCAGGTCCGCACCGCGCAGGTCCGCACCGCGCAGGTCCGCAGCGCTCAGGTCCGCGTTCTCGTTACAAGCCTTCTTGATGGCATACCCGAGCTGATCGCGATGAGGCTTGGCGGCGATCTCGGGCGGGAGAACGCATTCGTACTGAGTTGCGCTGTTCCATCGATTTTGGATTTTGAAAGATACGTCGGTCATGCTTATTCCCCCTCGTTAATTTCGTAAAAATCGTTCCGGTGGTGCGGTTCAGCCTCCATAGCCTCGCGCATCGTAATCGTCGTTCATTTCTTTCTCCACCCACCGGTAGCGTCACGGTACCACTGGTTGCTTGGCGTTGTGCAAACGCTATCGATTGGGAGCTGCAGCACGGAAACGGATACGCGCTTGGCTGCTGGCGCCGCTGGCGAGTTAGCTAAGGCTGTGAGTACGCAACCCATGAGCACCATATTAGCCAGCATCATGGTCATGGCTAGCGCGCCCCACCACATCACCCTAACCGCCCGGTGCAGTAGAGCACGATTACGGGCATTACCACCAAAGCAATAGCGGTGACAAAGACGCCGGCCACGTCCAATGCGGTCACGGCCTTGCTCGTGTTATACTTACCCTTGCGCATGGCCGCCATAGCAGCCCCAAGCGCGTAGGCGAGGGCGGCAAGGCATATCGCGAACAAGACGAGGGCCAGGAAGCCAAAAACGACATGGCTGAACACCCAAACGACAAGGCTATACCACATCTGTCTCGTCCCCCAGGACAACCGGCGCGCGGCGTGCGATCATGCGCTTGCCCTCGACCAGTGTGAAATTGGGATGGTGCATCGCACCAAAGCCCATGAAGTTGGCCAGGCTGCGCGTGTAGTACTGGAACGTATCCACCGAGTAGTACACCACGTCATGCTCGCCCGTGGTCGCGTTTATGGTTAGCCGGTCGACGGCATACTCCTTGCCGCCGATGTGCAACCAGATATCGCCTGTTTCAGGTATCTTCATTTCATGCTTATCCGGTTAGCGCCCATAGTCGGCGTCCGCCGGCACAAAGAGCCGCTCAGTGCGGGGCTCTTTACCGGCCGCGTTCGTGCGAATGTCTGTTTTTGTAGAGACTTCAAAGGCCACGCGGAAGGACGGCGGGGCGGTGTACTCAGACACGAACACCGCGAACCCCTCAGCGTGCTTGGTCAAACACCAGCCCCAAAAATCGCCCCAACTGAAAGCCCCCACGGCGCCATATTGCGTCGTGCCGACATATGGTGGGTCGCAGTAGATCACTGCGCGCGGGACAAGGGGGCACGTCCGGTAGTCTCCGAAATGCCAGCGGACGCCCGCCAAGCCGCGCGCCTTTTTCCTCAACGATGATGCGGCGTTAGCGGCGTAGTTGCGACCCTCGCCGCCGCGTGCGTATCCGCCAAACCATTTACCGGCGAACGAGGTCCCGAACCCGATGAACGCCGTGAGAGGGTCTGATGGGTCGCGCCTACGATTTGCGTCCGCGTATTCCTCTTCGGTGACGCACTGCGGCGGCACCCACCCGTGTGCGAGCGCGACCCACATGTTTATTAGAGCCTCGTTTGCATCGCCGCCTATGCGGTTAGGAGCGGGTTGTGCGGCCATCATCGCGGCACCACCTACGAATGGTTCTACATACGCGCCGCGCTCCACGACGCATGGGCGCATGAAATCCGCCAGTTTCGCCGCCGTTCGTTGTTTACCGCCGAAATACCGCATTACGTACTCCTGTGGGTGAGAACCGGATAAGCATGCTTCATTTTACCACAATCCATCCATGCTAGGCGCCTAATTTTGCGCCACCAAAACCACCGCCACGACAAGCCCGCAGCACGCGAGTAACCAGAACAGGGGGTTTGTCATGCGGATACGGGTTTCGAATTGTCAGTCATCACTTTTCTCCTGGCAAGTATTTAGGCCGTGTAAGCACTGTAAACGGGGATTTCCGGTAATGCAAGCGCTACTTGCAAATAAAATCGTGCGGGTTACCCAGTCCGCTTCAGGTAAGCGATAGAACAATGGTGCGCGCAGTAGGGCTTGCCTGGTGCGCTGTCCGCTGAGCAGTACCGGGCCGGTGGTCCCATGCGCTCAGGCCAAGCGCAAGGCTCTACTTGGCGCCTGAACACGACCGCCGGCTTCGCCGCTGCTACCGGCTCTACGATGGCCCGCAGCGTAGCCTTGCGGATACTGAGTTCGGGCGCGTGCGGCTTGTTTTTGCGCACGATCGGGCTAGGGCGGCGGGGCAGGTTGGATCTGGCGACGCAGCCGACGACCGCGTTTTTAGTTATGCCCATCAGCTTGCCGATCTGCGACGCTGGTAATTGGGGCTCGGTCTGCAGCCACAAGGCGGCCAGCTTCGCATGCCACGCGGCATCGCGTTCCGGTTTAGGCGTCGTCATCAGCGCATGTCCTGGATGAGTGGGTCGCCTGGAGCATATTCCAGGTAAACAAGTCCGCCCAGAGCATGGCGCCCTCACGGTCACCGTTCTTAACGCAGCGGCGCACGCCAGCGAGGGCGTCTTTGGCCAGGGCTATGTAGCTATTGAGATATGTCAAGTTCAGCCTCCTTTTAGACTTAATACTGACCATAGTTGATTGCTCAAAACAACGCAATACCGCCCGCTATATTTTCAGCGACACATTTTATTTTCAGCGACACACTTTTAATGTATCGCCAAAACGGGGTAAATGTATCGCCATTGTTACATGGCGACACGAAAAGTGTATCGCCGTTTTTAAAAGTGTATCGCCGTTTTCAACAAAAATATAATAAAATCAGTATGTTACATTTTCAGCGATACACCCCATTTGTGTCGCTGAAAATTTCCACCCAAAATGGCGACACATTTCCAGGGTTAGGGCTTTAGCCCTCCCTGGAATGAGCCATTGGGCCGTTTTTTGTGTGCTTGACTTGTGTCTTCATGTGTGCGAAATTTCCTTTATGATTAGTAAAAACATCGCTAGCCTTAAGATCGGTGAGAGGGCGGCTTTTCGCGCAAAAGAGTCCTCGCTGTTCTCAGGCATATACCGCATCGTCAAGAAGTTTCCTGAGCACCAGTTCGTGTTGTGGGAGACGACTGAGGACGAAAGGCGGGCTAATGGCGGTGCCATGTTCTGGGTGCAGCGCTTGCCGAGAGTTGAGGGGCAGTTGCCGATAAACACGGTTACCCAGAGGATGGGGCGCATTGCCCGCACCACAACGCGGGAAAGGCTGATCGCGGAAGCGATGGCCACCCTCGAACAAACCGGCCTTGATTTAGTATAAATTTTACGGGAGCTTCAAAATGGAGAATTGTTTTCACGAGCATGAAGGAACGGTAACAGAGAAAGCGCTGTTGAGCATTGCCGCGAGCTTGAAGCGGCTGGCTGATGCTAACTGTGCCTCTGCGGGTAAGAGCATTGACCCATCGGATTATATCAACGCTAAGGACCCAGGGCCGGCTATCCGTGAAGCCCAAGAGCGCGTGGGCGGCGCTACGGCCAACTTGTACCTAGACCCAACCGAGTATCCGTTTAGCAGAGCGCTGTGAGCATTCCTGATAGCGCGCACGAGGCCACTGAGCGCTTGACGCCCCTCGTTGGGCGGGACCGCGCCAACATGATCATGTCATCGTTCTACGGCGCCTGGAGTTTCGGCTTTGGTTTAGTGGCCGGCGCCGTGGTCAATTGCATGGGCGCGATCCACCAACTGCCGGAGGCCGAACGCCAGTCTAAATTTCAGTTTGCAGCTGACACGCTAGCTGAGGATCTGGTAGGATGGGTGGAAAGCTGCCTGACGGGCGAGCAACCGGTGATGGCCGCGATCATGCCGCACATTGATTTTGTCAAAGACGCCGCGTTCGCTGATCTGGAGACGCTGGCAAAGAACTGGAAAGGCGAGACGGTTCATTGAGACGCGCTACTAAAGACCGTATCGACCCAATTACTGGCAACGTCAGCAGCACCTTTGTGGGTGTCCGTGGCCCGATGCCTCAGGTGGTGCAGCTCCTTGCCCCTCGCCGCGTGGAGCCACCTAAAGCCTGGTCAGAAGATTGGGCGGATATGATCGCACGCTATAAGGGTGCCGGGCTAAGCAACGAGCAATGTGCGGAGCTGGCCGGGGTCAATGTTGACTTCCTCGAAAAGCATTTCAATCACGAGCTCACCAACGGCAAGCAGCTGACCGTGGCTAAGATGGCCGGTAAGCTTATCCAAAAAGGGCTAGACGGCGATAACGCCTGCCTGATCTTCTACCTCAAGACCCAAGGGCTTTGGCGCGAGACACAGCGCTTCGAGCACACTGGAGCGGACGGCAGACCCATCGCGACGATGGGCGTTACAATCGATGCGAGCGACCTGGACGATGATCAGCGCGCGGTGCTGCGGTTAGCGCTAGAGCGCGCGGTTAAAGCCGAAACTGACAGAGGAGACTGAAAGATGACAACAATCATAGTTATAATGGCGTTGGTGTACGCCTTCCGCATCGCTCCGGTGCTGTGCACCTATCTCGCGGGCTTGGCCTTGTGCCCGATGTACCCAGCTGCCGGTATCATCGTCATATGCGCAGCAGTCTACTTCCATTCGTTCCGTTTAGGATGCTAAGCTGCCTACATGGGCACAATCGAGATCAACGGGCAGAAGATAAACGCAGCTGCTTCGCTTATTGAGCTCGACCGCGTAGAATGCCGCGAAAGCCTCATGGCGTTTGTCAAGCGCTCTTGGCACATCATCGAGCCCGGCCAGCCTTACACCGAGGGCTGGCACCTGCATGGCATAGCGGAGCATCTGGAAGCGATCACCGACGAATTCGTTATGGATGACGGCACGCTTTACAACCGGCTGCTGGCGAACATCCCGCCCGGCACCATGAAATCGCTAATGGTGAGCGTATTCTGGCCGGCGTGGGAGTGGGGTCCGTGCAATATGCCGCATTTGCGGTACATCACCGCGTCACACTCCCTGGACATCGCCATCCGCGATACCCTCCGCATGCGGCGCCTCGTGCAATCTGATTGGTACATGACGCGGTGGCCGCACGTGCGTATGACCTCAGATCAAAACGCCAAGACCAATTTCGAGAACACCATGGGCGGCTGGCGCCAGGCAGCGGCATCCGGCGGGATCACCGGCAAGCGCGGAGACCGCGTGATTATCGATGACCCGCTATCCGTGGACGACGGCAACTCCGACCAAGTCAGAGGCTCTGTCAACACCTGGTTCCGCGAGGCCGTACCTCTGCGCGTCAATAACCCGGATAAATCGGCCATTGTCGTGATCATGCAGCGGCTCCACGAGGACGATGTATCCGGCGTCATTCTTGAGGACAAGCTGGGGTATGACCACCTTTGCTTGCCTATGCGGTATGCCTCGTGGCGCGCGGGCACAAAGACCAAGATCGGGTACGAAGATCCCCGGCGCGAGGAAGGCCAGCTATTGTTTCCGGCCCGCTTCCCGCTGCACGTCGTCGAACGCGATGAGAAGATCCTAGGCCCGTACGCCACGGCCGGGCAGTTCGCCCAGGAGCCAGCGCCGCGCGGCGGCGGCATTATCAAGAATGAATGGTGGCAGCTCTGGGAGGGTAAGGAGTACCCGCCCTTCGATTATATCATCGGCAGCCTGGATACCGCCTTTACAGAGAAAACAGAGAACGACCCAAGCGCCATGACCGTGTGGGGCGTGTTTACCGGCGCCAGCGCGCTGTATGCCGCCAACTGGGCATCGCCCGGGGGCCGCATGCTCCGGCAAGAGGGCAGCGAGGAGATGTTCGATCTCGGACAGACCGTGCGCACCAAGCACAGCGCGGTTGGCGGAGACGCCCCGCGCGTCATGCTCGCCTATGCCTGGGCGGAGCGCTTGCCGTTGCATGAGCTGGTGCAGAAAGTGGCGAAGACCTGCAAAGACATGAAAGTCGATAAGCTGCTGATCGAGAACAAAGCCAGCGGCTACTCAGTAGCGCAGGAAATGCGGCGGCTCTTCGGGCACGAGGACTGGGGCGTACAGCTATTGGACCCCAAAGGCATGGACAAGCTATCGCGGCTGTATGCAGTGCAACATCTCTTTGCCGAGGGCATGATCTACGCGCCTGATAAAGTGTGGGCACAGCAAGTAATTCAAGAGGTTAGCGTGTTCCCGAAAGGGAAACATGACGATCTGTGCCTCGTGGCGGGGACAAAAATAGCTACCAGGCGGGGTTCTATCCCGATAGAGAGGGTAACCACTGCCGACGAGGTGCTAACACCCCTTGGCTGGCGCAAAGTTGAAGCAGCTGGGTGCACGGGGGCAAAGCCTGTTGTTAGTGCTAAGTCATTGACAGGAACGGCTAATCATCCTGTATTTACGCTTGACAACATGTATCAGCCATTGGATAGTATAAACCAGGAATCTTTGACGGTAGGGTTGGGTTTATGCGATTTAGTGAAGACACAGCGCCGGAGGAAATTGTTTTCGACGGTGTCACATACCGCCGCATGGGTGGAAAGCGGCGGTACTACCTCAGCCAATCCAGGAGCAACGAGGGGCGGCGCAGAGCTAAAGGGCTGCACGTTGCGATCTGGGAAAAAAACGCCGGCCGCGCTGTTCCACCGAAGCACGACGTACACCACAGAGATGGTGACGTGTTTAATTTTAGCATTGATAATCTGGAGTGCTTACCGGAAGGCGTGCATAGGCGCATGCCTAAGAAAATTGATCGGGAAGCGGTTGCGGCCAACCTGGCGCGCGTACGCCCCCTCGCCAGTGCGTGGCACAAGTCAGAAGAGGGGCGGGATTGGCATCGCCGGGTTAGCGCTCTTTCCCTGGTTAAGGCTAGAGAGGCGCGGTGCGTTGGAGATGAGCGTGTTATCCTCGGCGTGCGGCCTTGCGATTGGTGTGGGGCCGAGTTTGAGTTCAGAAGCGCGCGAAAGATTATGTGCTCGCCCGCATGCCAGCTACAAAAGTCCGCTTATAAACTTGGAAAGTGCAAGCACGCACACCCCTATTACACAGCCCGTGTACAATCTGACAGTTGAGGGCGCGCACTGCTACTACGCGAACGGCATGTTAGTGCACAACTGCGACACCGTTTCGCAAGGAATAAGCCATTTGCGGCAGCTTGGCTTGCTCACCAGAGCACCGGAATGGGCGGCCGAAGTCACGGGCAGCATGCAATTCAACCACTCACCAGGGCCGATATACCCGGTTTGAGCATTAATGTTGCGTCTGCCGTAATTTAGTGGCAATCAGTCTGGGCATAGGAGCCCCTGAATGGCTGGATTGAGCCCGAATATCCGACTGGTCGACAGCACCCCGCCGCCATCACCTCAGCAGGCCCGCGACGTGACAGTTGCCCAGAACGACGACCCGGTTAACGGTGAAATCCGCAATGGCAACGGCGATCTCCTCCGCATAGAGCATGATGACGGCTCCATCACCATCACCACTGACGGCACGCCACTTGAGAAGGCAACCAAGACGGGGCCGGGCGGCTGGTGGGATAATCTCGTAGATGAAATAGACGCCATGGAGCTCACGCGCATGGCTGAAGAGATATTGCGCGGCATCCGCGACGACATCACCTCCCGGCAAGAGTGGATTGACGACCGCGCCAACGGCATGCGCTTGCTGGGCCTGAAGCTGGACCTGCCGGGCCTCGGCGGTAGCGCGGACGGAGCCCCAGTGGAGGGCATTAGCCGGGTGCGCCACCCCCTGCTGCTCGAAGCGGTGCTCCGTTTTCAGGCCAACGCGAGGTCTGAACTGTTGCCTACGGACGGGCCAGTGAAGGTTCGCGACGACGGCAACGGCGACGACGTCAACCAGGACCGGCTAGCGGATTACCTCGAAAAAGACCTCAACCACTACCTAACCAGCACGGCATCGGAGTATTATCCCGACACAGACCGCATGTTGCTTATGCTCGGGTTTGGGGGCACCAGCTTCAAGAAGGTGCACCAATGCCCGTTGCGCAACCGGCCGGTGTCGGAGACCGTGGACGCCGAAGACTTGATCGTCAACAACAGCGCCACGGATTTGAAGAACGCCACCCGCGTGACGCACCGCATTAGCTTGAAGCCAAGCACGGTGAAGCGCATGCAGATCCTCGGGGTTTACCGAGATATCCCGCTGCACACCCCAAACATGGCTCAGCTCGATGCCGTGCAGATCGAGCGCAAGGCGCAAGAGGGCATTTCGATCAACTCCATGAACCCGGAAGACCGCGACCGGGAGATTTACGAGTGCTATTGTGAGCTGGATATCAAGGGTTACGAGCACGAGATGAAGGGTAAGCCCACCGGGCTAGAGATACCCTACCGCGTCACCATCGATGTATCATCGCGGCAGGTTTTATCTGTCGTGCGCAACTACGAGGAAGATACCAAAGAGCTACCCGAAGCGCGCACGACCTTCATCAAGTACACGTTTGTGCCGGGCTTTGGCTTCTATGACATCGGCCTCCTGGCCATTCTGGGAAACACAACCAATGCTATTACAGCTGCTTGGCGGGAGCTTCTTGACGCTGGCATGTATTCTAATTTCCCTGGTTTCCTTATGGCGGATAGCGGATCTCGTCAAAACACGAACATCTTCCGTGTACCGCCGGGCGGTGGCGCTCCCGTCAAGACCAACGGAATGCCCATCCGGGACGCCATCATGCCCCTTCCGTATCAGCCGCCGCAACCAGCTCTTATGCAGCTTGTCAACGACATCGCCCAAACTGGCATGCGAATTGGCGGCACTAGCGAGCAAGCAGTGGGCGAGGGGCGGGCGGACGCGCCAGTAGGCACGACGCTGGCGATGATCGAGCAGGCCACCAAGGTCATGAATTCCGTGCACAAGCGGTTGCATGCATCTCAGGCCCAAGAGTTCCAGCTCTTGGCCAAAGTGTTCAAAGAGCACCCCAAGAGCTTCTGGCAGCAGAACCGCAAGCCGGCGTATAAATGGGATGAGCAAACCTTCCTCGACGCCCTCGAAGACGCGGATATCGTGCCGCAAGCTGACCCCAACACGGCCTCGCATGGGCAGCGCGTGATGAAGATCATGGCGCTGAAGCAACTGCAGGCGGCCCAGCCCTCGCTCTACGATCCGATCGCGATTGACCGCGCGGCCCTCGTCGCACTCGGCTTCAACAACCCCGATCAGTTCCTTGCACCACCCCAGGCCCAAGCCTCGCCGCCACCAGAGCTGCAGCAGATCCAGGCTCAGATCCAGCAAGGCAACATCGTGGCCGGGGCGCAGAAGACGGCGGCAGACGCCCGTATGCTCGATGCGCAGACTAAGCGCGCGGAAGCCCAGGCGAAGATACAAGGCGGCCTGGCGGGCGGCGAAGGCAAGAGCACCGGACCGAGCTCGGCCGAGCTGGAGCTCAAGCAAGCCGATTTGAAGACCAAAGCCGCCGGCCTCGCGCTGCAGCACCAGAACACGGAGCAGGAGACTGCTTCGCGCACGGCGGACCGCGAGGCGGATCTGAAGATACAGCAAATGAAACTGGAAGCAGATACCCAGAACAAGCACGCGGACCGGCAGCATGAGGTGCTCATGGGCGCGCTCACCGCGCACAAAGAGAACACACAACAGGCGGCGGAGCTAAGCGAGCACGAGCAGGACAGGCGGGCGGATATCGCCAAGACACTGGCCGGGAAAGTGATGGATGGGCGCAACGCCCAGGCGAAAGCCGCCGCGACGCCAAAACTAAAAGCACCCGGGCCGGTGAAACCGAGAAAGGCGAAACTGGTATGAGCCCCGTTCTTGTTGACATCCAAGCCGAGATCGAAGCAGCCAGGAAGCACGCGGATAGTTGCTGGCTGGATCATGCTTCCCGCGAGTGGCGCGCCACGTTTCATTTGAAGCTTGGCGAGCTTATCGCCGCGCGGGCGGCCAAGTGAGCGGCGCGGAAATCCTCAAGCCGTTCGGGTCTTACCGCACGCCCGGTATCGACGAGAACGTGGTCGAAACACTGGAAAACCTCTTAGAGCGAGCGGTATCCGGTGAGATTACCGGCGTAGCCGTGGCTTATATGACCGGGGGCAACCACGCCTGCTCCGAAGTGGCTTTCGGCAGCGCTGGCTACGCCGCGATGCTGGGGGCTACGGTAGCCATGCAGGCGACAATGCTTGAGGCGTGGAAAAACCTATGAACGTCGCCGAACGCGCTTTGCACGCAGCCCGCCGTACGTACGCCGATGGCGGTGGCACAGATCCACGTGGAGCAAGCCAGCAACTCAGCCCTTCTGGCCTTTATAGCCAAGGTGCTGCGACCGCTGCTGCGTTGCCGCAGGCCAAGGGGCCGCCGCAGCAGATGCTGGGCATGCTGCAGAACCAGGGCGTTAAACCAGCCGAGCTGGAGAACGCCGGGTTGCCGGGAGCGCTTGGCGATCAACATGCGGTTACACGCGAGCAGCTCGCGGCTCATTTGCAAGGGGCGATGCCGGATATCCAAGAAGAGGTGCGCGGGTACAACCCAAGCGCCCCCGTGCAAGAGGTACCCGAGGACGCAGTAAGCAGCTGGGTAGAGAATAGGGCGCGCGAACGCGGCGGCCAGCACTTTGATATGATGGGGGGTGAGGAGCAACAGCACCACCGCCGCGCGGCGGGGCGCGAGTTCGACGAAAACTTTCAGGAAGACCCCGAGTTCTCGCATCAATTTACCGGCGGCCCAAAGCCGACTAAGTACGAAGAGTACACGCTGCCCGGAGGCGAGAACTACCGCGAACTGCTCTTGCATACAAAACCAGACCGCTTCGGGGAGCAATTAGCACATCGCTCCGGCCATTGGGATACGCCAAACGTCCTTGCGCATTTGCGTTTGTCAGACCGCACGGACCCCGAAGGCAAGAAGGTACTGCATATCGAGGAGCTGCAGAGCGATTGGGGCCAAGAGGGCCGGAAGAAGGGCTTTGCGGAACCGGGAAAGCCCGGCGTGCCCAAAGGCCCGTATGTCGGATCCACGCAAGGTTGGACTGAGCTAGGGTTAAAGCGCGCCCTCGTTGAAGCGGCGCGCGGCGGCTACGATAAGATGGTCTGGACACCTGGGCAAGAACAAGCAGATAGATATGATCTGAGCAAGAAAATAAGCCACATTGTCCACCTCAACAACGGCGACGGCACGTACTACGCAAGCGCTGTGACCCACGGCGTCGATGGTGAGCCGGTTCATCTCGGCAATTACCTGACGCCGGAGCAGCTGGAAAACCACGTCGGCAAGGACGTCGCGCACAAGATCGTAGCGGGCCAAGGCGAAGACCTCGGCCGTGGCCTCAAGAAGCTCGGCGCCCACGATCTAAGCGTTGGCGGCGAGGGCATGAAGTCCTATTACGACAAGGTGCTGCCCAATACCCTTAGCAAGATCACAAAGAAGCTAGACCCAACTGTGCGGCCGGAGATGAAAGAGCTATCGGCCGGCGAAGCAACGCCCAATGCGTTTCAGACCTGGGCAAGACAGAACGGCGATATGCGGCGGTCTGATCAGCTCGGCCAAGCTTGGCATCTCAAGGGCCGGGATGATCCCGCTGTCACGCAGTTCCTCGATCAGCACAAAGGCCGTGAGCTGCCGGGCATCGATATAACACCCACGATGCGAGCCAAGATCCTGCGCGGCTTGCCCGCGTTCAAACGGGGCGGCGCGATCGAGCCCACCGAAGCGCAGAAAGCCGCCGGCAATTACCAGAAGGAGCATATTTCCTTCCAGGGCTTGCCAATCAGCATTGAGACGAAAAAAGGTGCAGAACGCTCTGGCGTTGACGCTGAAGGCAAGCGCTGGCGCTGCGTGCTGCCGTACGATTATGGCTATATCAAGCGCACCGAGGGCGCCGATGGCGAGCACGTTGACGTGTGTATCGGCCCTCACAAAGATAGTCAGAGGGTCTTTGTCGTCAACCAGAACGACCACGAGACGGGGGAGTTTGATGAGCATAAAATCATGCTGGGCTACAACACGCGGGATCAGGCTGAAGCGGCATACAAAGCGGGTTTCTCGGACGGCAAAGGCCATTTGCGCATGGGCCATCTCGTTGTAGCCACTCTTGAAGATTTGAAAGACTGGCTCAAACACGACGATACGACGCGCGAGAACCCACGTCAGAAACACTGGCAACACGATACGAATGCAGCTAAAAGCGACTTCGTAGACGCTGCCCTTCGCGTAACAAACCACGGCGCGCATCCGCCCGCAGCCGTTTCTCTCGCCCGGCGGATGAAGTAACGGAGAGCTCACATGTCTGAGTATGATGCCAAGAAAATTCGCGAAGAGCGGAAGAAGAAAGCAGAAGAGCGCGGCGGGGGCGAAAACACCAAGAAGGTTGACGCCTCCGATTGGACCCCGGCCGAGCCCCTGAACACCGAAGCCAAGACCGGCCAGCGTCCCGTTTCCAAGCGCCAGTACAAGCGCGGTGGGCACGTCGAAGGTAAGGAAGCGCACAAGCATGCTGGCAAGAAACCGCGCATGGGCCGCAAGGATGGCGGCAAAGCGGATTCCGAGGTGTGGGATAGCTACATGAACCGCGATGGCCGCGAAGCCAATCACGAGATCGCCGAGCCACACGAAGGTGGTTTCAAGCGCGGCGGCCGAATGCACCGCGACTCGGGCGGCCAGACACAAGGCGCCAACCCAGTGCCGACCTCCGCGCTCAATTTGAATGGCCGTAATATCGGTGCCGGAGCCTTGAAGAAGGGCGGCCGGGCTGGCCACGCCATGGGCGGCCATCCTGACGAGAAGCAGGACCGCAAGCTGGTTGACGAGATGGTCAAGAAGGATTGCCGCACCGGCAAGAAGCACGGTGGCGAAGCCAAAGGCAATTACGAAGGCGGCACGCGGCCAACTGGCGGGCGTCTCGCGCGCAAAGACGGCGGCCGGTCTGGAAAAGGCAAGACGAATATCATCATCTCGGTTAACCCACACGGGCAAGGCCAGGATATGCAGCAAGGCGCTCCGATGATGCGGCCGCCTGCTCCTCCGCCGTCTCCGGTGCCGATGGCGCCCCCGGGCGGTGCGGGGATGCCTCCGCCGCAAGGCGGCGCGGGTATGCCGATGCCTCCGAGTGGTGCTGGTGCGCCTCCGGCTATGGGCGGAGCGCCTGGAATGTTGCCGCCGGGCATCCCCCCGCAGCTACCGCGCAAGAGCGGCGGGCGTACGGAGCGGTATGAGGGTGGCGCCGGAGGCGGCGAGGGCCGTCTGCAGAAGATCAAGAACTACGGCCTGAAGCCGCCGGGCTAAAGACAGGATCGACCGGCGGGTATCGCGTAAAGACGCCTAAGCTGGTCGGTAAACGGGCGGTGTTCCCGTGCTCCCTCCGGGGGCACCGCCCAACCATTTGGAGACTTAATTGCTCACTTTCAATCACCGCGTCACGCATGAGTTTGGCAAATTGATCAAAGCCAGGATGGATCACATCACGGAAAGCCTGATCGATGGCAGCTCGCTGCCTGAGATGCAGATCCGCCGGCTGCAAGGTGAGGCGGCTGGGTTGCGGTTGGCAGAGGATTTGCTGGCGGATGCCATAGCGATTTGTGAGGGCGAATGAGCGTTTATTATAAGCCACGGGTATCAGAACAGGGCGTATTGCTCGGTGGTACGGGGCCGTATACGTTGCCGCAGGCGGCAGCGCCCGGCGGTTATCAGACATTCAACACCGCGCTTACCAGCGGCACGCAGTACATGGTGTGCATCCTCGATAGCGTGGCGTTCTCCTGGGAGTTGTCGGTCTTCACATTCACGTCGCCAGCCACGATCACCCGCACGACGTTCCACGCCAGCTCAACTGGATCCCCGGTAAATTTCAGCACCACGAACACGCTGGTCATCAGCGTAGACCACCCGGAAGCAACGCCGGATAGCTCAGTTGCGTACTCCTCCGCGCTGGCCTCGTTGAACGCAAATGCAGTGCTTGATCCCAGCATTGGTGGCACCGGCACAGCGGTTAACACGTTCGGCAAAATTCCATCCCTCGGCTCGTTGCAGAACGGTTTTGTCAATCTGACATCAGCTACGACGCTGACCGCCGCGCAAGGCGGGTGCTTAATAGAACTCGGCGGAGCCAGCGCGCTCACCGTGACGTTTCCAACTGTTGTGAATGATGGGGGCCTTGTCTACCACTTCTTCAACTACGGCACCGCCTCTTGGACGCTGGCTGCGGGTGTGTCCGCCCTTATCTACGGCAACCTTGGCACCGCTGTGTCATCAGTGCTGCTCGCGCCGCAACAAGTGGTGTACGCCATATGCGACGGGTCAAACTGGCTCGTTATAGCGGAAGGCTTGCCGCTGATCGGCGCCACGGCCGGGGCCAACGCAGCGGCAGGCAATGTGGGCGAGTATATCAGTTCAACCGTGTCAACGCCCATAGCGATAGCCAGCAGCACGCCCACGACCATAACCTCAATAACGCTGACACCCGGCGATTGGGATGTCTTCGGGCAGGTTGGCCTAATCAATACCGGGGTAAACATCACCATAGCCGTTGCGGGGATAAGCTTGGCCAACAACACGCAGGCGGCAAATACGCAGGTTGCGGTTACCACCGGCCCCAGCATGGGCCAGTTCTCTGCTTCGGTGCCGCCTCTGCGGGCCAACATCACCACAAGCACGACATATTATCTTGTCGGCAGTCAGCAGTACGCAGCGGGCACCGGGACGGCGGTGGGGTATATCGCAGCCAGGCGCAGGCGTTAAGCAGTGCTTGCGAAAAGTCAGAGGTATGGGATAAAGACTTAGAATTACGGATTAACAACGAGGGAAAATACATGCTTGATCTGTTAAAAGCGGAAGTTCCACCGCACGAAGAGCTGCGGGAAGATATGGGAGACATTTCCGGTATCGAGGTGTTCAACAACCAGATACTGGTGGCTATCTATCTCCGGCCGAACAAGACTAAAGGTGGGATTTTTCTGACCGAAACGACCCGCGATGAAGATAAATGGCAGGGGAAAGTAGGTTTAGTGCTCGCGAAAGGGCCAACCGCGTTTCAGACCGACGACAGCCCATGGTTTCAGGGCGTAGAACCGGTTGAAGTGGGCCAGTGGGTCTATTTCCGGCCATCTGACGGTCAGGGCCTGTCGATCAACGGCAAGATGTGCCGTTTGCTGGACGACACGTCGATTCGCGGGCGCCTTGTGCGTCCTGACCAGATCTGGTGAGGGAAAAACCATGGCAGACCAAGAAATATTGATCCCGGATGACGACAAAATTACCGATGCGCCGGTCATTACGGCCGAAGAAGGGGTCGAGGATCTAAAGAAGAAGCTTTTAGCCTCCGAGGCATCGCGCCTTGAGGCCGAAACCCGCGCGCGCGCCGCGCAAGAGCGTGCGGTCCGCGCTTCAGGCGAGGTCGAGGACACCAATCTAACCCTCGTAAAGAGCGCCATCGATACCACTAAGCGGGATCGGGAGCAGCTCAAGGCGAACTATGCTGCGGCGATGGCGAATGGTGATTTCGCGGCGGCGGCTGATATTCAGCAAGCCATGGGCGATGCTTCAGCCCGGTTGCTGCAGCTTGACCAGGGCCGCGAGGCCATGGAGCAGAAAGCCAAACTGCCCAAGCCGCAGCCTATGGAGATTGATCCGGTCGAAGCTCTCGCCCGGCAACTCACTGCCCCCTCAGCGGCGTGGGTGCGCGCGCATCCCGAATTCGCCCGCGACCAACGGCTCTACGGTAAAATGCTTGGCGCGCATAACGTCGTCATGGCAGACGGTGTGGTGGCGGATAGCCCTGACTACTTCGCCCGTGTTGAGGCTATCCTGGGTGTTGGCGGTACGGACGACGGCACGTTCTCGGCCGCAGCTGCGCCAGCACAACAGCGCTCTAGCCCGCCTCCGGCGGCGCCGGCACAGCGCGGCGGCGCCAGATCGAACGTTGTGCGGCTCTCGCCAGAAGAACTTGAGGTCGCGAGCTTGATGGGCATGAAACCTGAGGATTACGCGAAAAACAAAGCCGAGCTTAAAGCTGCGGGCCGTCTTAACTGAGGAGAGTAAATTATGGCTGACGAACTTCGACCACCGCCGCGCCGCGAGCAACGCGCCCCGATGCGTGACGACATGCGCCCCGAGATGCGTATCGAGGAAGACACACTCGCCGCCGCTGAGCGCCGCGCTAAGGAAATTATGGAGCATGCCGGGGGCCAGTTCTCCGAAGCCCCTGACAAGTTCAACGTCCCGGCTGATAAGGTGCCGGATGGCTGGACGTATGAGTGGAAAATGCGCACGGTTCTGAACCAGGAGAACCCGGCGTACCAGATCCAACTCGCGAATACCGGCTGGACGGCTGTGCCTCTTTCACGCCACCCCGAGATGATGCCGCATGGCTATTCCGGCAACACCATCGAAATGGACGGTGTGATGCTCATGGAGCGGCCGAAGTCCATTACGGATATGGTAAAGACCCAGGACCGGCGCCGCGCGGCGGATCAGGTGCGGTTTAAGGAAGAACAGCTCGGCGCGGCTCCGGCCGGGCAATTTGATCGCGCTAACAAGGGCAGCGCCCTCGCGTCGGTCAAAAAGAGTTACGCGCCTATTCCGGTTCCGTCGGAATAAAAACTAAAGCTTGCAGCATCTTTACATTTCGGTATAGATGCTGCTAAGGCTTCAAATCACCACCCGCGAGACGCGGGGGATCAAGATCAATCCAGCTCCTAAATCGTGCGCGACGCCCGATGAATGAGCCTTCTGTAACAGGAAAGGCACCTCATCATGGCGAATACTTTCGCGCCGTTTGGGTTCCGTCAGTACCAAGGTGGCGCAGGCGGGGCTCCGACATTCGGTCAGAGCGTTCGTTACGTAGCCTCTGGCAACGCAACCCCCATTTATTTTGGTGACCCGGTAATGCCGGTCATCGGCGCCGCGACCGGGTATATCACCCAGGCCGCCCCAGGCACCACCACCCTTGCCGGTATCTTCATGGGCTGCAAATACGTCTCCGTGGCGCAGAAGCGCACCGTATGGAGCGATTATTGGCCCGGTTCCGATGCCAACGGCGACGTGGAGTGCTACGTCATCGATGATCCGAGCAGCCGCTTTCTGGTACAGACCAGCGGCTCCGCCTTCTTCAACGCGGGCTACACGTCCTCGGTACGCGGCACGCTGCCGGTTGGCCAGTACGCTCAGTTTTCCATCGGCACCGGTACGACCATCAACGGTTTGTCCGGCGCGTTCCTGTCCTCGGTCGGCACGACCGCGACATTCCCCTTCATTATCATTGACTACCAAACGTTCCCGCCTGGGCAAAACGGTACAGACCCGTCCACCCAGTTCCCGAACGTGATCGTTGGCTTCAACAATGAGATCATGCGCTCCAATGGCGCTGGTCCCACCGGCATCGCATAAGGGGGCTAGGGTACTATGGCTGTTAATCTTTCTGCCATCAAAGACCTTCTGCTCCCCGGCTTGCGGGGCGTTGAAGGCAAATACGAGATGATCCCGTCGCAATACGACAAGATCTTCACGAAGCACGACTCGAAAATGGCTCTTGAGCGCACCGCTGAGATGCGGTTCCTCGGCCTGGCTCAGCTCAAAACTGAAGGCGGCCAGACCTCGTTCGATACCGGTTCCGGCGAGCGGTTCGTCTATAACCAGGAGCACACCGAAATCGCTCTTGGCTACGCGATCACCCGCAAAGCTATCGACGATAATCTTTACAAGACCCAGTTCCACCCTTCGAACCTGGGCCTGATTGAGAGCTTTCAGCAGACCAAAGAAATCTATGGCGCTAACGTGCTGAACACCGCGACGGTGTACAACGCGGCCATCGGCGGTGACGGTCAGGCTCTCTGCTCTGCTTCCCACCCCATTGACGGCAACACCATCGCTAATATCCCGTCCACCGCTGTGGATTTGAACGAAGCGACGTTGCTCAATGGTATGATCAGCGTTCGTACAAACTTCCGCGACCAAGCTGGTTTGAAGGTGTTTGCGCGCGCCCGGAAGCTCGTGGTTCCGCCCCAGTTGGAGCCAGTCGCTATCCGTCTGACCAAGACCGAGCTACGGCCCGGCACTGCAGACAACGACGTTAACGCCATCCTGACCACCGCTGGCGGCCTTTCCGAAGGGTACATCGTCAACGACTTCTTGACCTCGCAGTTTGCGTGGTTCCTGCTCACCAATATTGATGGGCTCTCCTATATGGAGCGCATGCCCTTTGAGACGGATATGCAGGTTGATTTCGTGACCGACAACCTTCTGGTTAAGGGATACGAGCGCTACTCGTTTGCATATTACAATTGGCGTTCGATCTGGGGTAGCTTCCCCACGAGCTAGAAGGCAGTTGTCCGTGCCCCGCCACCGCAAGGCGGGGTGAAACCAAGGAGTTTTCTACATGGATATCAATGGCGGGCAATTTCCAAACGCTAACGGAAGCCCGATCTGGCCCGGCACGCAGCTAACCGGCCCGCTTCTCGCCGGCAACGTGTACCACACGAGCGGCAACACCCTCGCTGGTCTGGGCGAATATTCTGGCCTCGCCAATGCGGGTTACGCGAACATGTGCCAAACCGCTGGCGGTATCGCTTTTTCAGCGGCCGCTACGCAGACCACACCAATTGTAATCCCGGCCCAGTCTCAGATCACTGATATCTACGCCATGGTTACGACGATCCAGGCCGGTGCCACTGTCGGCATCGGCACGACTGCCGGCGGAACGTCCGCGCTGACCGCGCTGACCGCAGGCAGTCTCGCCGCCTTGGGCCAGCTCAATATCACCTTGTTGCCGACTACGGCTCCGCAGATCGCGCTCTGGGATAATACGGGCAACACAGATATCCAGGTTACCGCGACGGCAAGTGCAACTGGCGCTGGCGTAATCACCCTTACGGTGTTTTACGTCCAGGGCATCAACAACGTTTCGTAAGGATACCTGATCGATGAAGGGTCATACCGCTAAGCACCACGAGAAGAAGCACCGCGAGGAGCGGGGCCATCACGCTACTGGGGGTCCAGCCAGTGACGACGCCGTGGAGGGTTCTCGCGAATACGAAGAAGACGAGAAGGACAAACCGGAACGTCGGGATAACGCCACGAAGATCGAGAGTGCTGCTGAAGAGCGCGAAGGCGAGAAGCGTGGCGGCCGCGCCAAGCGTAAGCGCGGCGGGCATGTGCATCACGAACACAATGAGCATCTGAAGCACGCTGAGCATCTTGGCCACGTCAAGGGCAAAGAGGCCAGCCACCACGCGGGCCGCAAGCCGCGCAAGGCCGGTGGCCGTGCGGGTAGCAATTACAACCCACTGTCTTCCGCCCACGCAGGCACGTTGCCGCCGCACCACAAAGACGCCGATATCGACTAAAAGCAGGGGCTTCACGCCCCTGCCTCATATTTTTGAGAGGACGCTATGACCCCTATCTCCATGACGCAGGGCGCGGTCGGGCGTAGCACTCCTGTCGCCGTCGATAACTTCCGTGATACCTTCAACATTGGTCTGTTCGTTGTCATCAACAGCGGCACACCGACGTTTAATATCGAAGCTACGCCGCAAGATATGGCGGACGCTACCCCCACCGTATGGGCGCCCTCGTCCGGTCTCACTGGGCTAACGGCAGGCGGTTTTTACCAGCTCAACATCCCGTGCCGGGGCCTTTCCATTAACGTGACCATAACCGGTTCCGTGACCGTGTATGTGGTTCAGTCCGGTACCCGGTGAGCTATTCGGGCACAACGACGTTTATGCCCTCGCTCGGCGAGCTGGTTCTCTATGCCTTCAATAACATCGGCGTGCGGCCCACCTCGTTAGCGCAAGAGCATTTCCAGTCCGCTCGCATGGCAGCAAACATGATGCTGTCGCGCTGGGCTAACCAGGGCGTCAATCTCTGGCGCGTTGAACTCGTCACGGTGCCGCTGGTGCAGGGCCAGGTGCAATACGCTGTTGACCCATCTGTTATCATGGTGCTCGATGCGTATGTCACGACGGCCAACGGCGGTGCCTCAACCAACCGCATCATCCTCCCGGTATCGCGCACTGAGTACGCATCGTATCCTAACCCCGCGCAGCAGGGCTTTACCACCGTGTTCTGGTTTGACCGGCTGATATCGCCGGTCCTGAACCTCTGGCCGGTGCCGGATGGCACGAGCGCGCAGACTCTCAGCTATTACGCGGTGCAGCAGATCCAGGACGCCAACTATACTTCCGCGCAGAATGTCGATATCCCATACCGGTGGTTCGAAGCGTTCGCGGACGGGCTGACATACCGCCTCGCGCGCATTTGGGCGCCGCCACTTGCCACGGCGTATAAGGCCGTAGCAGATGAAAGTTACCAAATCGCATCGTTGCAAGACGTGGAGAACGCGAACACGTACATATCCCCGCAAATATCTTCCTATTTTAGAAATTAAGCCCCGCAATGGCATATGCATCAATATCCGGCCGAGCTAGGACAAGTGCTAGGAACCCGCAAGCGCATGCTATTTGTGACTTGTGCGGCTTCCGCTTCAATCACGTCGACCTACGCTGGCAGTATGACTGGGCGGGTTCCAGCCTTATCAACAAACGAAAGCTTGTATGCAATCGTTGTTACGATGTGCCGCAGGAGCAACTCCGCGCCATCGTGATCCCGGCCGATCCCGTGCCTATCGTGCAGCCGCGCTTGGAGTATTTCCTGACGAACGAAACCGATGTGCGTATGCTCTCCGGCCAGGATACGATTGATCCGGTAACAGGTATCCCGATCCCTGGCACGACACCGCGTATTACGGAATTGAACAACACCCGTGTTACGCAGGAAGTAGGAGAGCCACCGCATGGTCTCAATCAAACCCCTGGCCTTGATCCTAACGCCCCTGGGAATTCTAATCCTGGCGTGCCTCGGGGCTTTGTGGCAGACCCGCCGGAGATCGATAGCAATATCCCGAATACTGGACCGCTAACACCATGACAGCCGGCGCCCAAATCCCTAATCTGACACCGGTTATCGCGCTTAATGGCACGGAGCTTTTCGAGCTTGTCCAGAGCGGTTCGACGTACCGCGCAAATCTGTCACAAATGGCCGCGTATATCGCAGCTGGCATTGTAGGGCCTGGTTTCCAGCCTGTTATCGCCGCTGCTGCGGGCAAAGTGCTTACCGGTCCTGCTTCTACGGGCGGCCCGCCGGGAACGCTGAACGTTGGCGGCGCTAACGGCGTCGTGGTGGCGGATAGCTCCGGCAACATCAGCGCGCAGACTACGCTTGCGGCCGGCGGCAGTTCCGCGCTTAGCTTTTCTGCTCGCTTCGCCCAGCGCGTCAATGTTCGCGATTTCGGTGCCGTAGGAAATGCGCTTACGGTTACGGATACGGTTACGTGCGTCAATGGCAATACCTCTATCACCTTCGGCACAACCACGTTCGCTGCTGCGACAGTCGGTGATGTAATACTCTTGCCTGGTTTAGGCGCGGGCTCTGCGCCCCTATCGGCCACGATCACGGCAGCTACGGGAACTAGCACAATCTCTGTCAATACCGCGCCATCTGTTACGATGACCGCGTCCAGTGTCACATTTACGTATGGGTCAGCGCTGGATAGCACTGGGTTTTTTAACGCCAAGAATACAAATAAGCCCGTGTATATCCCGGCCGGTAACTATATCATCAATTCATCAGGCTTTCATAGCATCACTCAAACACTAATTCTGGATCCGGGCGCAGTATTGACTATCGCGCCCGGGGTAACGTTGAATTTGCATGCGTTTTTGCAAGCTGGCCGCTATCAAGTGTTCAACCTAGTTGGAACTGGAAATGTAACCTTCTTTAGCCAACCCAGTGATTTCGTTTATCCCGAATGGTGGGGGGCCGTACCCTCATCCGTGGGCGACTCCACACAGGCATTCGTTGGCATGTTGGGCTGCGGTGCGCAAAGTGCGCGGTTGGATAATTCGACGTATCTTATCTCGGCAACGCTCACGATGCCTGGAAACTTCCTGCTTAGAGGAAGTCAGTTTTTATCAACAGTCCAGATGAACGACGCTACCGGATTATTGGATACATTCGTATGCACGAATACGGGGAACATGACTTTCGACGGCGTTGCGTTTGCCAGATCGCAGACGGCTACGGCGGGTTCGGCTGTTCATCTGATTAACTCGTTTAACAACAAAATAATTAATTGCACCTTCAACAGTCAGAACTACAATGGCGTATATTTAGGTAATAACGGCGGAACCGGGGCAAATCAAAATGTGATTTTTTCAAATAGAATTTCTGTTGCTGGAAGTGGTATTGTTATCGACTCAACCAATGGTTCGGTCAGTGATACCATCGTGCAATCTAATTATATTCACACCTGCCCCGTCGCCGGGGTTAGTATCCTCGGGGCCGGAACAAGCTCTTATATTATGGATAACGTCATTTTCAATAATGGATATGGCATTAATTGCGCGACGGGATTTACCGGCAAAATTAGACAAAACGATATCGATAGCAATACCAATGGCTCCCTCATCACGGGCGGTAGCGAATTTATGCTTTCGAATAATTGGCTTGGGCAGGGCACCGCATCGTCAAGCACGCAAGTTCTGAACTTGGTAAATTGCGTGAATGGTCAAATTAGCGACAATATTGTAGACGTAACCGTTGCCGCCGCATTCGGGATAGTCATGTCCGGTTGCAGTGCTATAAATCTTCCTGGCAATCACTTTAATCAGGGTGGCGACACGGCAAGTTTTGCGGTTGGTCTCACATTGAATGGGGCCACTGCATGTAGCGACATAAACATTACCGGCTCGCTGTGGGCGCCTAAATTCGCAGAACTATTCTTATCGCTCACAGGGGCTGGGCATAGCTTTATTAACATCGATATCTTGGCGTCGAGTAGCGGCGTCGTTGGTGGCACCGGCTCTGCAACCAATATGGCTGTGTTCAACCGCGCTAAAGGCTACAGTCAGCCATTTGTTGCGACGTTCGCAACGCTCCCCTCTGGCTCGCCAGCTGGAGCGGAGGCCACAATCTCCGATGCCGGAACGGTGACCTATCGCGCTAACGCAGCGGGTGGCGGAAGTAACGTGGCCAGGGTGCTCTACACTGGCGCGGCCTGGGTTTACAACTAATGGGAGTTGGCTTCGTGAAAAAGACTTTGCGTTACCTCTTTGCCCTACTTGGGCTGCTGACGCCAGGTCTGGCGCGCGCAGTCTGCTCGTCTACGATCTCTCCGTACTCCTCGCAGCCATCATTCTGGGGCTACAATCCGACGGTAAATGCAGGCGGCCCGGGGTATTCTAGCCTATCAATGGACGCCACTTGCGATCTGAACGTTGCCATTGTCAGTGGCGGAGGAGGTGGCGGAAGCGCGCCGTATTCCTTTACCGGCGTGGCTGGGTCGCAAAGTGCTCTGGCGGTGGCAACATCAACAGCTCTTACGGTACCCGGCACGGCGACTTTCGCCCAGGTCATGGCCATCGGCGGCAGCGTTAACTATTCCCTCGAAAGCGACCTCACACCGACCGCTACGGTAGGCTTCGTTCTCACCCCCGGCCAACCGCTATGGATACAGGGCGCGACAGTTGCGACGGCGGCTCGATTCATCGACGCAACAGGGAGCACGGGCACGTTAACCGTGCAGTACTTCAAATGATTAGGATAATCGCAAGCCTGGTCTTCGCGCTGTACTTAGGCCCCGCCGCATTCGCGCAGGAGGCACCCGGAGGAAGCCCGTTCGTGGCGCCAAGCACACCCGTTGACGGCATCACGATAGCCAATACTTCCGGCGCCCTTAGCGCGACAGGAACGCTGCCGGTAATCAACCTTACGGCCGCGACCGGTTCGTACCCAAGCTGGACAACCGCGAGCCCGGTTTTCAACGTTCCGGCCACGACCTTGAACGATAGCAGCGGCTCGGGAACGATTGCTTTGCGCGGCGCGTACACGCTCAACGGCTGCACATTCTCAGCGTCTGCCGCCGAAACTATTACCAACGGGGCGTGCCTATACATAGGTGCGCCCATTGCCGGCGCAAACACCACACTCACGGGTGCCGTTAGCTTGTATACCGCCGGGAGCACAACTGCCCAAGGGCAGAGCAACGCCTTTAGTTTTAGCGCGTCCTCTTCGGCATTGACGCCTTTTGATGGCTTTAACGCCCCTTCCGGCAATAGCTTAAGTTTCACAACAAGTGGTACGGTAGCTGGCACTGTCGATTTACACCAACATTGGCGCATAGGCGGAAGCGGCACGCCAACAATTGCCGCTAATGCCTGCGGGAGTACGACACAAGGCACAATTTTGGCGGGAGGAAACGATCAAAGTTTTCAGGTCACGGTGGGCACCGCAGCAGTGACGACGTGCACGATCACCTTTGCCAGCGCCTTCACCACAGCACCGCGCACAGCTGATCTCACGCCGGCCAATGCAGTTGCTGCGGCGACGGGGACGGCCGCTGCGTATATTAGCGCGTTAAGTACAACTTCAGTTACGATTACCGGTACCGCTCTGGCCGGCGCTGTGTATTATATCCAGGTGCAATAAGGGCTTAATCTCGTGACCGGTCTTACCAACTACACCTCAAACAACGTCCTGAACTACGTAACCGGGCAGACAGCCATGCCGACGCTGCCTGCAGCTTGGCTCGCGTTATTCACTGTGGCGGGCACCGATGCCGGAACCGGGTTTACAGAGGTTTCCGGTGGCTCATACGTGCGCATGCCAACGGCGGGAGTGTGGACTGCGGCGGTTAGCGGGCCGCCATCTATAGTGGCTAACGGGGGTTCCGGTATCTCGTTCCCGATATCTACCGCGCCTTGGGGCACCGTCATCGCGTGGGGGCTGTACGATGCCTCGACGAGTGGCAACCTCCTGGCTTGGGATTACCTCGGTAGCAATCCGTGGTTTCCGTTCACCTGCACCGGAATGCCGCTAGGCATCATTAACGCCGTCGGTATCACAACCGGGTCAACACCAAACCTTCTTAACGGGGCTTCCGTGGTATTCAACGCAGAATACGGTGGTGCGCTTCCGGCGGGTCTAACCGGGGGCGTGATTTACACGGTCACCGATCTCGTATCCGATACGTTTACCACCGGCGCGCCGATAACGACCAGAGGCTCCGGCATGGTTAGGCAGGTCACTTCGCTGGGTGTTTCCGTCAGCAGCCAGGTGGTTTTCAGTGTGTCTACGCTAACGATAGCGTCCTCCTAGCGATGCCGATAGCTTCCGGCCCCGTTGCGTCGCTCCCCGTCGCAGGGAGCTCTGCTGTCATCGCCGTACTTCTAGCGCGGGCGCAAACTTTATTAACATCGCGCGGGCAGGCGATGCTCGTGGTTAATCGGGCCATTCTTCTTGGAACCACCCAAAAAACTGCGGTATTTGCGCCAGATGTTAAAATAGGAGAGTTTTAGATGTCTGGCGCGTTTGCAACAAACCCCACCCCAGTACTGACCGCTAAAGACCCCTATGATGTATCGGTTTGGACTTTTGATTTCACCAATACACTAGGGCCTAACGATACGGTGGCGCTTATCGCTGGCGTATCGTGCAACCCTACCGGCCTTGGTATAGGGGCTTCTGCCATTGTCAACGGAGTGGGCGGCGCCAGCAAGGCTGTTAGCGCATTGCTTTCAAACGGCGTGATTGGCGTGAAATACCTTGTCACTTGCGACATTCTGACCACCAACGGCAACGACTACTCCCGGTCTTTCATTTTGCCTGTTCAAAAACGGTAAACCAAAGGTGGCATTAACTACGTGAAATGCGCTAGGAACATACGCAGGTTGTGGTTGACGACTTAAGGTTAATCTAGCCTACAGGACTTTTTTGTGCTTTCTGGGCTACAGGGGTGGACACGTGAATTCTGATTCAGGCACGCTGCAATGGCTGATCGGAACGCTTGTCCTTATCTTTCTCGCCATCGCTGGCGCATTTGGGCAAGTCTTTAGCAGGATCTCAAATGTGAAAAGCGATCTAGACAAGCAAGTGGCTGAGACACGTACGGAATCTCGAAACGGAGACGAAAAGCTGTGGAGCGCGCATAATTTGCACGTCGGCACAGTGGCCAGTTACCGGGAGGCCATAGCCCGGGAACTCGGAGGCGTCGCCAAGAAAACCGATATCGACGCCATGGCCGCAGAGTTCCGCCAGCGCGAAGAACGCATCCTCGCTGCCATACGCGGTCAAACCACCCATTAAATCCTAGTCACGCGCCGGGATTGCTGGTAAAGACTTCGGCAACATCCGAGGGTCCAGCATGTCGCCAACCGAGCTTGCCACTGTCCAGGCCATCATTGACACGGCCGTGCCGCTCCTCGTTACCGCTATTATCGGATATGCCTGCAAGAAGCTGGTAGAGCTTATCCCGGCGCTATCTGGTGTTCTAACGGCCACGCGCATCGCCCAGGCCGAGAACGCCGTGAGCAATATCGTGGTGGCACGCAGTGACGATATTGCATCCGGTAAGACGACGGTAAAGCAGGCTGTCGAAGAAGGCGTCGCTGGCTTGAGCCAATCGGCCACGGCAGCCTTGCAACAGCAGGGAACGACCACAGATCAATTCACGGCCCGCGTAACGGGCAGCGTGATCACTAAACTCGCAACCCCCACCAAGGAACCCAACGCATGACAAATTTTATTGAAACCCTGTTCGACGATGTTAAAGCCCTTTGGGCTAAAGTCTTCGGCGCCGAGGGCGCCACTCTCGCAGCGGCCGTTATCAATGACGCGCAGCTTATCGGCAACGGGCTGAATAGCGCGCTGACGACTTTTCAGAGCATCACGGGTCTGGGCTCGGCCACGATCACCAGCATCCAGGCGCATATCAACGCCATTGTGAAAGATGCAACGGCCGTGGCCACTGCCGTGGAAACAAGCGTGGCCAAGGGTCCGGTAGCCGATATCCAGAACACCTGGACTTCTCTGCTGTCCATTCTTGACGGCGTGACGCTGCCGGAAGTGCTGGAAGACGTGATTAAAGCGGTTAATACTTTGCTGCCGTACATTGAAGCTGGCGTCGGCATTTTGACCGCTTCGGTTGTTAAAACAGCCGAAGCCACGGGCCTTAGTGCTGATGAAGCGCGGTTGATTCTGGGCGGCGAAGCTAAGGTCTCCGCTACGGAGCCCGCGCCCGCTTACCCGACAAACCCGATTGCCGATGATTCGGCTCCTTTTACGGCGCCCGCTTACCCGACAAACCCGATTGCCGACGATTCGGCTCCCCTCGTCTAGTGAGTTTTATTCTATCCATCCTGGCAAGCGTCTTCGGGCGCTTGTTCGGTGGCCTCGCTGCGCGGCTATTCCCCGCCTCAAGCTTTGCGCAGCGAGCCGTCAACAAGGAGAGGCAGGAGGCCGAGGATGTCGATACCCAAACCACACAAAAAGCAACCGAGCAGAAGCTGCGCGATGGGAATTTCTAAACTCCTCGCGCTTCTTGTACTCGCGTCCTGCACACAATGCCCAGCGCCTTCGTACGTGAGCGCATGCCCACCCCTCGTAAAATACACGCCACAGTTCGAGCAGAGCGCCGCTGACCAACTGGCCACTATCCCGGATGGCTCGCCTATTTCTACCATGCTTATCGATTACGGAAATCTGCGCCAAGCGGTCAGGACTTGCCAAAAATGAAATATGTTCGCCTCGCTGCGATAGGACTGACCACCTGGGCGGTGGTCGCAGGCATCGTGTTCCTTTTTGTGGAGAAGCTTTAAATGAGTTTGCGCCCCGCCGATTACGCCAGGATGAAGTTGGGGGTGCACAAAAATTGGTCTCCGGTGGCACCCGCCCAGCGTGTTGCGGCGGCGCCGCAGAAAACCCTCCCACCCTTCGCGTACAGCAGAGTCATGCCGACGCCCCGCGTATTGGGGCACAATGACTTAGTTGGGGATTGCGTTCCCACGGGCTGCTGCCAGGCTGTTCAAACACTGCTCGGTAGGGCCGGTAATTTCACGCCGCTGAGTAATGATCTGCCGTTGGCCATATACTCTGAGGTGACCGGCTATAATCCGGCGGAGCCAAACACAGATCAAGGCACAGACCCTAACGCCATGTTCGATTGGTGGAAGCAGAACGCCATTGCCGGGTACCGGCTGGCGGGCGCAACCGTCATCGATATAGCGGATTACGCACTAGAAAGCGCGGTAGCGGAGAATGGCTTCGTATGCGGCGTGGTCGCGCTTTCCCTAGAGCAACAAAATCAGATCGATTGGACTGCCGCAGGCACGCCCGGGTCGTGGGGTATGCATTTTATTGTTTTTGACCAGTACGATGGCGATACCGGTTTTACGAAATGGGGATCGTCTGGGTGGCTTGACGGCAGCATGTTTACGCAAGGCTTCGTTCAGCAGCTTTATGTCTTGGAGCTCGCGCAAGCGTGACAAATTTAACACAGGTCAAGAACAGCATCATTCAGCCTGTGTTGGATACGCTGCCGTCTGCGCTTACCTCTCCGGCCGCGCTCAATCTCCTCGCCTATACTTTCCTCGCTGAATCCGGTGGCGGCGAGTATGTTACCCAGTTAGGCGGCGGCCCGGCGCTCGGCCCCTTCCAAATGGAGCCGGCGACGCATGACGATTGCTGGCGGAACTATTTGGACTACGAGCCGGTCCTTGCCGACGCTGGGCGGCGCTTGGCGTGTGGCAGCGCGCCCACCGCGCAACAATTGGCGGGGAATTGGCTCTACGCGGCGTTCATGTGCCGGATCAAGTATGCCAGAAGCCCTTTGTCGCTGCCCGCCGCCAATGACGCAGCTGGATTGGTAGCATACTGGAAGCAGATATATAACTCGGCTCTCGGCGCCGGGGCGGCGGATACCGCGCATGCCGCCTTAGCCGAGCAAGCCATAGCGGCTTGATGCTGGACAGCAGCCTAACCAAAGTGTTACAGGTTGGTACTCAGGAGGCGCAACCTTGACTACCGGTCTTTCATACGACGGCAGCGTATCGGGTACGTCAACCTTTGTCGGGCAGCTCGCCGAGCTTGCCGTCATCCCCAGCACGGATATAAATTTTCAAAACATCCTGCCGATGGCCATTTCGTATGCGGAAAACCGCATATACCGCGATCTGGATCTGCTTGCTGCCATCTCGCCGTTTTACACGAGCAGCTCAACCGGGTTTGCGCTGACGGCCGGTCAGCGTTTTTTCAACGTGCCGGTCGATACGTTCATGACGATACAGAATATTTCCGTCGTCACCACACCGGGCGCGCCTATTGGTTCGGCGCCGCGCCAACCGCTCCTGGCTGTGACACGGGATTTCATCGACAATATCTACGGCGATCCGTCGGTACAAGCCATTCCGCAGTATTTCGCGATCTTAAGCCAGGGCCTAGATCCTAATGCCCTGGTCTACAGCTTTCAGATCTTGCTCGGGCCAACGCCGGATCAGGCGTACCCCCTCGATATTATGGGGGCGCAGCGGCCGCTCTCGCTTAGCTCGACCAACGAAACGACGTTTATCTCGCTGTACCTTCCTGAGCTTATGCTCATGGCGGCTATGGTGTACATATCAGGGTACCAGAGGAATTGGTCGGGTTCATCCGCCAACGATCCGCAGCAGCCCATTAACTACGAGATGCAGTACCAAACTCTGCTCAAGAACGCGGGCGCCGAGGAGGCGCGTAAAAAATATCAGGCGTCCGGGTGGACCGCTTTATCGGCCGCGCCGGCTGCTTCGCCCGCGCGGGTCTAGCGCATGGCGCACCAGAGCTTAAAATTACAACCCGGGGTCGATAGCAATTTAACTCCGGCGTATAACGAGAGTGGAATCAGCGCGTCGAATCTCATAAGGTTCTTGCCCGATCCGTCTGGCCGCGCCCTAGTTCAAAGTTTAGGCGGCTGGGTGCCTTACTACGCCACGCCTATCGCCAGCACAGTCTATAATATCTGGCCTTGGGAAGATATCAACACCGCAACGCATCTGGCCGTAGGCTCGGCTGGCGGCACCGGCTTGCCCGCGCTCACGGTTATCCAGAACAATGCCTCGGCCGTGTTACAAGCGAACGACATAACGCCACAGCAATTTACGCTTAGCACGCCCATGACCACAGCCGTTGTCACTACGACGGCCGGCAGTCCGTTTGTGCTCTTCACCATCGCCGGGAGCGAGGTAACGCCGTTCGATAGTGTGATTATCGAAACCCCCGTCGCAGCGGGCGGCCTTATCCTCTACGGTCTGTACCCGATCATAGCGGGCGACGGCAACACCGAGTTTACTATCGAAGCCACGGATGTTCTAGGCAACCCGCTCCCGGCATATTGGACAACCACCAGCGCGCCAACCACAGCGGCTTCAGGCACGGGCACCACCGCTACGCTCACGTATTCCGGCGGCTTCTTGTTTCCTTCCGGCGCCATCGTCACAATCGCAGGTGTCACACCGACGGGCTATAATGCTGTTGACGTAGTGGAGACCGGCAGTTCGGGTAGCGTAAGCTATGCCAACCCGACGACGGGCGCTCAGACTGTCGCGGGCACGATCAGCACTTGGGCGCAATTGCCGCAGTACACCACCGCCAATGGCTCGGCTATTGTCTCCGTGCTTTTGCCCAACCACGGGTATACCGCCGGGGTGTCCACTTTCCCCGCGCTGGTCTCCACTACGCTAGGCGGCGTAACGATCCTGGGCGAGTACCAGGTCGCGTCTGTCGTATCACAAAGTGTTTTCACCATCGTGGCTTCTAAGCTGGCCACGAGCAACGCCACCGCGTTCGAGAACGGCAACAACATCGCGTTCCAGTTCTATGCCGGCCAGGGCGCACTTCCGAACGCTTCCGGCTACGGCATCGGCGGCTACGGCCTCGGCGGCTACGGTACCGGCATCGCAGGCACCGCGCACCCATCCACCAATATAGTCGCCACGGATTGGACTCTCGCCAACTGGGGTAATATCCTACTCGCATGCCCATTCGGTGGCCCCATCTTCATGTGGGACCCGACACAAACCACATTAACCAACCCCGTTAACGCCACGGTCATCGCGCAAGCACCACCGGCCAACGCCGGGATGTTTGTGGCGATGCCTGAACGGCAGATTGTCGCGTGGGGTTCGACAGTTACTGGTATCATGGACCCGTTACTTATCCGCTGGTGCGATGTCGAAAATTTCACGGTCTGGGCAGGGCAACCGACAAACCAAGCAGGCGAATATCGTATTCCCACCGGTTCTAAAATCATCGGCGGGGGCCAGACACCGCAGCAAGGGCTGTTCTGGACAGATATCGGCGTATGGGCACAACAGTATGTTGGCCAACCATTCATCTATAGCTTCACCGAACTCGGGCGCGGCTGCGGCTTGGTCGCGCCCAAAGCGTTCGGCGTCCTCGGCGGCCAAGTCTTTTGGATGTCTCAGAACCAATTTTTTGTGCTGGTAAGCGGCCTCCCGGAGCCGCTGCCTTGTCCGGTTTGGGATATCGCTTTCCAGGATCTCGATACCGCGCAGCTGGGCGCGATTCGCTGCGCCACGAATTCCTATTTTAATGAAATCGCATGGTACTTCCCGGTAATCGGCTCGAACGGCATCAATACTAAATACGTGAAGTTTAATTACGTGCTGCAAGCCTGGGATTACGGAACGCTTGGCCGCGCGGCGTGGACAGATCAATCCGTTCTCGGGGCGCCCATTGGCGCCGGCACCGATAATTTTCTTTATCAGCACGAAGTAGGTAGCACCGCGAATGGGGCGCCGATGGCGTCTAGCTTCACTACCGGCTACTTCTCGATGAACGAAGGCGATATGAAAGTCTTTATCGACGAGATCTGGCCGGATATGAAATGGGGCCAGTATCAGGGCGCGCAGAATGCCCAGGTGGATGTTACCTTCAGCATCACTGATTACCCGAACCAGCCGCCCGTGGTATATGGGCCATATAGCTTCAACGCCACAAGCACCTACCTCACGCCGCGCATGCGAGGGCGCCTCATGGCGATCACAGTGCGCAGCGCACCGGCCAACACCACCTTCTGGCGCCTCGGAAACCTGCGCTACCGCGCCATGCCAGATGGGAAGTACTAATGATCGGCCTAAGCGATATTCTCTCCGCGATCAAGAACCTCGTGCAGGCCACCTCGGCCCTGTCTATTCAGTATCAGACATCTGCTACCGTGACCGTGCCTACACTGATCGTGACGGGTTCCGGCACCCTTTTTAATATTTCTGTCGTCGTACCGGGCTCGGCCGCAGGCACCGTCTACAACACCAGCGCGACGAACACTGTTCTGCCGGCCAACGCGCTTATGGTCATTCCCGACACCGCTGGCGTATACCCAGCCGCGCTTACCTATGGCGTTGGGCTTGTTGTCGTTCCGGGTACCGGCCAGTCGGTCAACATCACATATACAAAGGCGTCCTGACCATGCCGCTCCTCCCCGGTAAAAACGAGATCGGCCACAACATCGAGGAAATGGAAAAAGCGGGGCACCCCCGTGCGCAAGCCATAGCGGCAGCCTTGAATACCGCACGCCGCGCGCACCGGGAAGAAGGCGGCCCGCTGCAGCCGCCCCCCGGCCCCGCACTTCGCCAGCCGGTACCGGCGAATACTGGTATCAATACGCCCGGCGGCATCCCCGGCGTAGAAGGCATCGCGCCTATTTCAGGTTTCGGGAACGAACCGGCTGAGAGCAGCGGCCTCGGCCCGGAAGCACCGACCAAAATCCACACCGGCCCAATCCGCTCGCAAGTATCCGGCCGCACCGATCATCTGCCCGTGCATGTGCCGTCTGGTGCGTACGTCATTCCAGCCGATATCGTTAGCGCCATGGGTGAAGGTAACACCGAGGCCGGGTTCAAGGTGGCTAAATCCATTTTTGCACAACCGTTCTACGGCACCAAACGCCCCGGCGATGCAGACCCTTACGACCCCAGTGCGCTGCCGTACGACGCTAATGCCCGGCCTTATTCGCACGAAGAGACGCCGTACAGCCAGCCGATGCCGGGAAAGGCTGCCGGCGGAGCGCACGGCGACCAGGGCGTGCCTGTGGTCCTCGCGGGCGGCGAGTTCGTCGTAAATCCCGGCGAAGTGCGGCATGTAGGCGAAGGAAATCTCGATGATGGGCATAAATCCCTAGACCAATTCGTTTTACAGATGCGCCACAAGACTGTTAAGACGTTGAAGAACCTCCCTGGTCCGAAGACCTCATAAAGGACGCTCCACGATGGAAGCCCAAACGCTAGAACGCCAAGCCGCCGAGGACGCCCCCCTCGTACGTACCGCCACGCAATCCGATTTCGCTTCGGTGATGGACCTGTGCCTAGCCTGCCACCACGAGAACGGCTTCGTTAAAGCCAACCGGCAGAAGATGGCCAACGATATTTGGGCGGGGCTCACACGGGAGCGCGCTATCGTCGGCATTATCGGCGGCTTGAACGGCAAGCCAGCCGAGGCGTGCGTCG